ATCTTTGTTGTCAATATTAGACTTAAATAATTTTGTTCACTTGGTATACCACTCAATGTAATTGATATATCACCATTAGTTGTTCTTATATCTTCTGGAAATTCACTTATTTGTAAAAAAGAACCTAATTCAGTATAAGTGTTGGTATTATATGTAACTGGTTTGTATGCACTTGAAATATAATATGTTGTGCCATCTAATGTCAAATCAATAAGAATACAACTGGATATATGATCTTGTTGTACTGGTGCTATTGTGGTTGCCATTAAGTGATTACCTCAATCAATTCAAAATCTGCTGAAAATTCTATTCTATCATGTGGTGCAATGGTGAACTTGGGAAGGTTGGTTATTTTGGTTATCCATCTTACTTCATTACCTACTCTAAACCCACCTGTGTTTAATGCTACACCTGATTGTGTTAATACTGGTCTATGCACACTTACTGCTAAATTACCACTAGTAAAAGCAATATCGGCTGTTACTTGATATGGATATCTATATGTTGATGTATTGCCTAATGGTTGAATAAAATCACCTTTCTTAAACAATGTACCACTATGACCTGTTGCTCCTGTTGTGTCTACATACAGAGTAGAACCGCTTATGCTGTTAAGTGTCAATGCACCTAATTGTGTTGCGTTAGCATCACCTTGATAGGATGTGATATAATTCATACCACTGTTGTTGTTTAATGAAATGTTTGCTTCATTGGTACCACCTGTTGTATAGATATCTTCTAATACACCTCTATTCGTGCTGTAAGTTAATCCATTGTGCATACCAACTGTGAAAGAATATACATTTATGTTTCTATCTGCTGTTTTGTAATGACCACTTCTAGATAATGTGCTACCCATTAGTTCACGTCTATCTATTTCTATGAATGTTGCGTTGTCTATAATTGTTTGTAACGACATATCTACTCCTATGCTGGTGTCCTACGAGCACCTGCTCTGCTTACGTTGTATATGAACTCGGGATCCTGTGCAATTCTCTGCTGAAAAGAGACCGTATCAATTGCTGATATATTGGTAATATTTGTGACGCCACCTCCCATAATGCCCGGGCCACCTGCGTTATGACCACGTAATGCACTATTTGGTAACACTACTCCACTTTGTTTGGGTACAAATATTTCGGGGCCTTCTTCTCCGATTATGTATGGTTGGCCCGCTTTTGCTGGTCCACCTTTTGCTAGTCCAAATAATCCCATAATAGGACCTGTTATGAACTTTTGCACTAGTGCTTTTGCTAATGTTTGTCTTATAAAGTCTCCTAGAGCACTGAAATCTGCTTTACCTTGTACAATAGCATCTGCTAGGCTATCTTCAAACATAGCAACTGCTTGAACTAAACCATCGGCTAGTGTTGTAACAAAGTCACCTATTCCAGCGGCTTCTAACCCTTCTTTAACTCTGTTTAAGAAATCATCAGCGGCTTCTTGGTTCGATGTAATGATTTCTCTGATTTTTTCAATTTGTTCATCATATAAACCATTGATTTCAGCAATTTTTTGTATTTGTAATTCTAAATTCTTTTGAGGATCTTTGTCTAATTGTAAAGACTGTATATCTGCTAAAGCATCACGTCTTTGTTTTTCAATGTCGAATATCGCTTGTTTTAATTCTTTTTCATCTTCGCTTAAACCAAACAATGAATTTTCTAATTCTAATTGTTCTCTGGTATTTTGTAAATCGGCAGTATTTTGAATTACTATTTCTTTTGCTTTTTCTAAATCTCGTGCAATAATTCTACTTAATTCATTTGCTTTACGCTCTTCTTCTCTTTTTAGTCTTGCTCTTTCTTGTTCTAATTTTAATTTTTCACGTAATCTTTTCTTTTCTTCTTCATCACGTTTAGCCTGCATTTCCGGAGGTAATGGAGGCCCTACAAAATTAGCCGCGTCTGCTTGTGCGTCGGCGACTAATTTGATACTGTCAGCAAGTTCAGTCATTGCTTCAGCATCTTCTAATGCTGTATTTGTTTGTGCTTCAAATAATGTATTTAAACCTAATGTTACTGCTGAGGCAATACTTAATCCTGTAATTAATTGTGGAATTCCTACACCACTTAATGCTAATAAAGCCGCACTTGCTGTTGTGGCTGTTCTTAATGCAACTACCAAAGCACTTATGGCTTTAGTTGCCGCTATAATACCTTGTGTAATTTTAATACTGAATGCTAAACCAAAGAAATAGAATAAATTTTCTACGTTTTCAGCGGCAAATTTAAGTAATGCTCCTAGTGATTGGAAAACACCGGTTTTTTGTTCAATATTGTTTAATAATAAAATAAATTCTGTTCTTATTAGTTCAAATGATTCTGCTATAGTGGGTAATGTTTTACCAAAGTCTTCATTAATACTATCACCCATTAATAAAGACGCATCTGCTAATATATCTGCTGTTAAAAGTCCTTGTTCTGCTAATTTACGCAATTCACCACGTGTTACACCTAGTATATCTGCAAATTCTCCCATGAACTTACTGTTTGTTTCGTTAATACTGTTAAATTCATCACCACGTAATACACCACTTGCTAACGCTTGGCCGAATTGTATCATAGCACCAGCGGCTGCACCTGTTTCAGCACCTGATATTTTTAAGGTTTTACTGAATACTTCGGTAATATCTGCTACTTCTTGTTGTGATAATGCTAAATCTTCAGATGCAATAGTTAAAGAAGCATATAAATCACCTGTAGCCGCTAATGAACTTCTAGTTGATTTTGCTATTGCTTCTACATCTTTTTGTGCTTGTAAATATTCTCGATTACTTTTTGTAACAGCAAGTAATCTGTTGTTTAAATTTTGAAAAACGTTGGCTAGATCTACTGTTGCTTTAAGAGCGGCAACACTTGCCAGAGCCTTAAGAGCACTAGATAATTTATCGACGCTTTTTTCTGCTTGTTTTGTATCTAATTGTAATGACGCTCTAATATCTGCCATGTTTACTCCTATATTCTTTTAAACCTTTTTGTTATTGAATCTTCTAGGAATTCAAAAGAAGGTTTTGTGAATCCTTTTGGTGCTTGTTTACTCCAACCACTATCTAATCTACCTGCATAATCGTAATTAGAACTTATTTTTTGTCTAGTACTAGACTTTGTTAACTTTGTTTTATTACGTGCATTACCACCTCTAATAGGTGTTTCATTTCTATAATATTTGTATGTTTCATTCATAGAGGCTTCTATAGCATTTTCAATGTCTTTTTGTAATGCTTTTAAATCGTTTTGATTTATTTTCATTCCGCTGTTAGCCACTTTTGTTTTTACCTCTACTTTCTTTAAATTCTCGCATCATTTTTTCCAAATCATGTTTTTCATATAAATCATTTGGATCTTTTGTTTTGGCTTTTTTCTCTAACCAATTTCTATATGATACTGCTATGTCATATATTTGTAAATCAAAAGTACTGCCTTTGTCTAATACTTCACTAGGTAAACAGCCATATCGTTCACCTAATGCATCTAACATCAATGCAACCTGTGTTTCAGGTGCTTTTTCATTAACAGTACTTCCTGTTACTTTCCCAATTGTTTAACAACTTCATTAATGCATTTAACTAAAATTTTATTAGGTAATAAAGAACCATCTTCCATAACTTTATTACCATCTTCATCCAATATCATGGCACTGCAGAAATCTAACATTTCTCCATAATTTTGATCTTCTTGGGTAGTTACTGAGAATTTGATAAATTCACCTAATGGCTGTTTATCATATACGTAAAATTCTAATGGTTCTTTGTATTCTGAAATGATTTCTTCATCATCTAATACAATTTTGATTAATTGCGGTTTTGTTGCTAATTCTTTTAACTTCATATCTTTCTCCTATTGATCCTTATCTAATCTGTCTTTTAAATTGTGAACGGCACTTAATGTAAATGCCAATCTACTCGATGCTTTTTCAACATCTGCTCTAGCACATCTTATTTCATTCTGTGCTTTCGCTATCTCCATCTCCATGCTCTTCAACACTTCCTGTATCGAATGCTTGTTCCAAATCTCCATAACCTTTTTCCTCTTCATCTATATTTATCTGTTTTTGTTTTTTTGGTTTAATTGGGGCGTTTGGTTGGTTTGGTAGATCAATACCAAATTGTTTTGCCAAATCCCTAAAATCATGTTCTTTACCATCTACTGTGACAGTATATGAATCTTTGATCCATTTGCCGTCTACAATATTTCTATGTGCTATTTTATGAACTTGTTTTTCCATTGTTTCTCCTAAAGTAACACCCCCACAAGGGTGAGGGTGTTAAATTTGATTAAACGGTTGCTTTAGTCAAATCTCCATTTACTACGATAGTACCTGGTGAAATCCAGACTGCTTGATCGATTGAAGCACTAGGTGCCAATCCGCCGATAAAGCCTTTACCGTGCAAATAATAGTCAGCACTATCTGACCCTTCAAAAGCAACTGAGAAGAATACTTCTGTTTTGCTGTTTGAAGTTGACCATAGTCCAACATTTGCAACTTCATTAGTTGCGTTTGCTAGACCAAAGAACACATCGTCGTCTAACAACATGTTGAATGATATTTCATTTTCAACTACTGTTGTAAACGCACTTGAGGCTGTTGAATCCAATGTTGAATATCTAACTGTGCCTGGTGATGTTGTTAATGTTAGGTCTTGTACTAGAGGAACTGCAAGACTTCCTGCCGCTCCTGGTACAGCCAAAGGTGCTGTATTACCTAATGTGAGGATTGCTTGATTACCGCTTGTTACATTAATTACTCCTGCCATTTTTTCTCCTATACAGTTGTAAAGTTATACTCGAAGGTATATGTTATCACATCCTCCGCTATGTCCGTTTCATAATTGCTAGTATTTTCAATAGTACCAGTAACCACGTTACGGGCTATGAGCAGATTAGCAACAACGGTGTCTATATCATTAATTTGATTTTTAGCATCTACTGATAGATAAGCATTAATTGTGGTAGTAGTTGTGTTAACACCTTGTTGATCAAGAGTGTCATACAGTTCTTCTACTGCTATTTGTTGCTCATCTACATACACCACGTTCAAGTTCTTATCATAAAGCGGAATGCCACCCGATTCGAATGGCAATTCCGAACTTACTGAGAACGTTGTATGTGCCGCTAAATTTGTAGTAATTTGACTGATTAAATCTGTTCTCTTACTCATTATCTAACCTGCACTATTGTTCTTTTAGATCTTGTACGTCTTGTTCTGGCATAAGTAATGGCTTTTTCGTCTGCTTGAATAGTTCCATCATTATCATAATCATACCAGTCTGCAATGCTGATTAGTTCATTGAATAAATCATTGAACTTAGCATCATAGTATGTTATTTTTGATGTTTCATCGCTTTCTTCATTACCAAAATCCGCAATTAGTGGAAGTATATACTGCGCCATGCAATGGTACACACATAATTCTGTGAATGTTGTGCGTCTTCCATTTGCATTCCCCGGATCAATAAGATTAGGGTTAATGTTGGGTAAAGCATTAAGGTTAGTTATTGGATTACCCACATACGCATTATATCCTTGCCACCAAGTTGAGGCTTTTAATTTTAACAGAATACGATTAGTGCTTTTTTCCAACATGTCTTCTATGAATTCAGTAACGTCTGCAAAGCCTGACTCAGCAGGTACTTTAAGAACGTTTGTTTCTAGTAGACGTTGGTCCTTTTGCACTACATCTGTGTATTCGGCAAATGAAATTACATCACCTCCACCATCTGTTATAAATGCCATAAATCAATCCTCAATTAAGCACTATTTGGAAGATTGTTACTTCTAAATAATGTAGTTCCTGCAATTAGAGCAATCGTTGCGTCTCTTAACGCATTGTTACCTAGATCACTTAGTGAAGCAATAGTTGTTCCACCTGCCAATGCGATTTGGTTGTTGATAGCATACTCAAATGATGGGTCAATTAGACCAATATATGTGCCATCTAAACCTGTAGGTGCATTTGCGGCTCTAAGGTTTGCTACTGATTTTGCAATCGCTACTACGTTTGCATCACCAGAACCGATTGTTCCGTTACAAGAAATTCTTCTTCCGAAAGTACTTCTTAATACTGTGAAACCGTTTCTAACTGTTCCTCTCATTTCGTGAACGTCTGAGTCTGGGTTATACCACATTTTGACTACTGGTTCTCTTTTTGATGCAAAAGCAAGTGCTTCTGGTGAAATAATGAAGTTAAAGTTGTGTGTCGCATTTGATACATTGGCTCCGTCATCACCTGTAAAACCTGTTTTACATACGCCTAGACCAGCAACGTCTGTTGCTTGTGCTAAACCACCTGAGAGTCTTGTTAGAACTGCGTTTCTAACTAAATCTAATCCACCATCTTCTAATGATTCTTCTGATACGTCTGTCGCAACACCTCTTTTGCTAAATGTTACATTAGCGGCTGTAGGTACAAAGTTACTTTGTGCGGCTGCTTTGATTGAAGCACCTTCAGTAACTGTTGCGGCGTCTGTATAAGAGTTAGTTAATGGGAATCTAACTTGGTCGCCGGAATTCCCGGAAACCTGTAATGAGTTCCTAATTATTTGCTGATTAGGTAGTAGAACTGCATCCATGTAATATGGGACGAGATCCGCTATGATGTCAGCATATAACTGTTGAACACTTGAACTTGTTGTTCCTGCTGCCATTGTTTTCTCCTATTTATGACAATGTTTACTTATAACCCATCTTTGTCATTTGCTTTTTAACCATTGCATCGGTTACAGCATCTCTTGACAATGAGGGCTGATACTTGCGTAGTTGTAAATACGCATTTCTGTATTCAGTATCGTTATTGACTCTTGCATCATCTAATGGTCTATTTCTAGAAACATCATTTGTGCCTGAGGTTTCACCATACTGTAAATCAACACCTTTTTTACCAAAAGAAAGACCTAATGATTTACCAACAACTTCAACTGCGGCATTGTAGTCTGGTGTTTCACCATCTGTAGTAAGAAAATCATCCCCATTACGTATAGCAAAAGTATCACCTTCTACTGCCAGCATGTTTCTGGCTTTCATTAAATCTACTACGCCTGCTCTCTGTTCTTGCGTCCAAGTTGTAGGCATTGCAGATTGTAATTTACTCATATGGTCTTTGAGTAGTAAATCTGTTTTCAAAGAGTGAACCTGTGCTTTTAGTTCTTCTACTGTTGCTTCACGTTTTTTCACTGCATCTCTGAGTGAATCAACATTTAGACTTTGTCCTTCTTGAGGATTAACCTCTTGAAGTGTAGATACAACCTTTTTCACTTGGTCAATGCTGTCAACATTTAAGTCTTGAAGAATACTCTTTTCAACTTCGTATCTGGCATTGGCAGAAATTTTGTTTACATCATCTCTGCTGTATTGACGTATACCATTGATATATGTCTTTCCATCTTTGATTTCAACACTAGGTGTTGTAATATTATCAGATTTTGTATCTGTTGCTGTTGATTGCTCAACATTATCAACAGGATTCGCGGAATCTGTTACCGGAGCACTATTTTGTTCGGTATGCTCTGCCGTGTCTGTGGATGCATTATCCATTTTTTTCTCCTTTTATCGTAGAAGTAAACGTATTACTTCGGGGTTTACTTGTGCCCCTACCTAAATACTGTTATCACTATACGTTGAATCAATAAGTTGATTCAAACGTTTTTGGATTTTTTCTTTTAAGTTCTTTCTAAATTGAGGCAATTCTTCTACATTTGCCCCTTTTGCCATTTCCATACGCATTTCATATTCTTCATGTGTATTGAATGGCATGTAAATTGTTACACCATCTTCTCTGGTATGAGTGTGGAAGCCACCTGTGCCTCCTAATTGTCTAGCATAATTTTCTGCTTCTATTTGTGTTTCGAATGTTTCTGGTTCATATGTTTCTATTTCTTCTAGAAATGATGCGGCATATCTATCATATGCGTCTAATAGTGTATTCATTTCTTTGATTTCATTCTCTACACCTTTTTGACTGTACAATCTATTATAACTGATTGCTAAATCTTCTGGAATATCTTGATCTAACCATGCAAACCATATTTTCCACAAGTTGTATTCTGCTTGTTCCATTGCTGTTGCTTTTTTACGTATGAATGCTTCTAACTTCGAATCATACATTTCTATTTGAACACCACTTCGACTTGCTTTGATTAATTCGTCACTTCTAATCATTGCT